TGCTCATGTGTTTGATCAGAGTGTTTATCAGACTGTTCCATACAAAGATGAAACTAAAACACAAACATTCACAGCAGATGGCTCAACTAGAGCTGTTACTGTAGACTTTGTACCAAACAACGTAAATGAATTTGAAATTTTTGTAGGTGGGCGTAGATTACGCAAAAATGCGATAAGTTCCTTCAATCCGATCACTGATTTGGATAGTCCAGAGGGAGATTCTACATTACCAGCAGAATTTAGTGTTGATGGAGTCAATCCAGTAGTAACACTAACAGACACACCAGCGATTAACACCAAGATAATGGTGGTTAGACGCATTGGTAAAACATGGACTGACTCAGGAACTCCATTGAGATTGCAAGAAAATGACATTGGAAGGTTCTTAAGGAACAAAGAGGTGACGTTACCTAAATAAATACACTTGTAGGATATAAACATGACAGACATTTTTAAAGATAATTCAGGAGTTCTTTTGCAAGGACACATAAAGATACATAACCCAGAAAGCGGTGAAATCTTTGTGGATAAGCGAAATGCTATTCACTATGAAAATATGAGTATTTCACTAGCAGAAAGTTTAGCAAACCAAGGACAAGGAATGATATATTCCATGAACTTTGGTAATGGTGGTACATCCGTCGATCCAACGGGTATTATTACATACCTATCACCTAATAGCACAGGTACAAATGCTAGTTTGTACAATCAAACATACACTAAAGTAATTGACGATAATTCAATCAACAACACAGATCCTACAAGAAACAAGATTGAAACACGTCACGTTAGTGGAACAAATTACACAGACATTGTTGCAACTTGCTTACTAGACTATGGTGAGCCAAGTGGACAAGATGCACTAGATAATGCAACAAGTTCAAGTAGCTTATACGTATTTGATGAGCTAGGACTTGTTAGCTATGCAACAAGTGGTACAGGTAGATTATTAACACACGTAATATTCCATCCAGTACAAAAAAGTTTAAACAGACTTATCCAGATAGACTATACTGTTAGAGTACAAAGTTTAACTGGATTTAACGAGGCGTAATATAAATGGCTTATACGGTAAACCATACAGACGTTGCTAATAAAGGTAGCATAACAGTTGAAGATAATACTCTCAACCAAACTACTTCTTTGTCACTTCCAGGTAGAAACACAACTGCTTATGGAACCGCTATCGCAGAAAACTTTTTACACTTATTAGAAAATTTTACAAATTCAACAGCGCCAGGTAATCCAGTTGAAGGACAACTTTGGTATGATAATACACCAGGTGTTGATATGCTTAAACTATACGATGGTACTACTTGGATTAGTGCATCAGGTTTAAAGAAAGCTACAACACAACCAGGTGCGGCACAATCAGTTACAGGTGACCTTTGGGTTGATACTGATAACCAACAATTATATTTGTACACAGGTTCAGGTTGGGTATTAGTAGGTCCACAATTTAGTGATGGACTTTCAACAGGTGTTAGAGCAACTTCAATAGTTGGAACTAACAATGTAAGTTATACTTGTTTGATTGTAGAAGTTAGTGCAAAGACATTAGCAATTTATTCAACAGCATCATTTACACCTAAAACAACACTAACAGGATTTACAACAATTAATCCAGGATTTAATTTAAGTTCAGCTGATATCACAGGTGCTGGTGCAGGAAAATATTACGGTACTGCGGAAAAGGCAGAAGCATTAGTTGTAGGTGGAGAAACTATTACTGCACAAAACTTTATGCGTAATGATGCAACTTCACAAAGTTTATTTCCAATCACTGTAAAAAATAACGGTGGTATAACAGTTGGAGCATCAAGTACTTTAAGTGTAGGTGTTGAAGGACAAGCAGGACTTATAAGTCATAACACTTCAGGATCTAATATTGATATTAGGGTTAACAATAATGGTGTAGCAACAACTGTAATGAGAATTGATTCAACTGCAAAAGTTGGTATTAACAATTTAAGTCCAGACCAAGCATTAGACGTTACAGGAAATATACAATTATCAAATGCATTATTAGTAGAAGGTACAACAGACGCAACAACAATTTCAACAGGTAGTATTATTACTAAAGGTGGAGTAGGTATTGCTAAAAAATTATTTGTTGGCAGTGATACAAACCTTGCAGGATTAACAACTACAGCAAACATTGTACCAAACGCAACTACGGCACGTAACTTAGGTACAGCTAACGAACAATGGTTAAATGTTTATTCACAGAACTTTATAGGTAACTTAACAGGTAACGTTACTGGAACAGTTTCAGGACGTTCTGGTTCAACAGACAAACTTGCTAGTGCAACTACTTTCCAAATGCAAGGAGATGTTACTGCAAACTCATTTACGTTTGATGGACAAGATGCAAGTACTAAAACATTTACTACTTCGATAGCAAACTCATTTATTGCAAACAAAACTGAAGCTTCAGGAACATTATCAACTGATGAATTTTTAATAAACAGAGTAACTGGCGACACAGGTGTTTACAAAGTATCAAGAACAAATTTATTTAAAGCTATTCCTACATTACCAATTGGAATGATATCGCCATATGGTGGAGATACTGCTCCGCAAGATTGGGTATTGTGTTATGGACAAGAAGTAACTATTGCAGAATATCAAAACTTGTTTAATGTTATAGGTTATAACTTTAAAGACCAATCATTAGTAGCGGCAGGTAAATTTGCATTACCTGATTTAAGAGGTAGATTCCCACTAGGTAAAGATAACATGGGCGGCGGATCAGCAAACGTTGTAACATCGGCGGCGGCTGATACAATGGGTAGTGTAGAAGGACAACAGAATCAAACTATTGCAGTTACAAACTTACCAGAACACGAACACGATTTAAGAGGACCAAGCGGAGATCAATACTATACAATTAGAGATGTAAGTGGTGTACCAAACGATGCACAAGGTATTCAATATGATGCTCCAACTGGATCACAGGCAGGCCAGGCATATCCTACTTCAGGTGGTGTGTTAACAAACAATGCATTAGGTACAGCGATTGATATTATGAATCCATATATGGCAGTCAACTATATCATGTATGCTGGGGAGAACACAGCGACATGAGTTATAAACTAAACAAAACTGACGGAACATTACTCGTAGATTTAGTTGACGGATCTTTAGATACTACTACAACAAGTATTGGATTAATAGGAAAAAACTATTCAGGATTTGGTGAAACATTAAACGAAAACCAAATCAAGATGTTAGAAAATTTTGCTAACACATCAGCACCAAGTGTTCCATTAATAGGACAGTTATGGTATGATAAATCACAAGGAAGAATAAAAGTATACGATGGTACAACATTTAGAGAAAGTGGTGGACCTATTGTTTCTACTTCGCAACCAGCAAACCTTGTAAGTGGTGACCTTTGGTTAAACAGTTTAACTAATCAATTATATTTTTATGATGGTACAGATTTAGAATTAGCAGGACCTATCTACACAGCTCAACAAGGTAAAACAGGAATGGAAGCTGTAACATCTTTGGATACACAAAATAATAGTAAAACTATTATTAAGATGTACATTGGTGGAACAATGATGGGTGTATGGGCTAATGAAGAATTTACACCAGCAGTAGGTTATACTATATCAGGAATCACAGGTAATATCAAAAAAGGATTTACTCCTATAGATGCATCATCAACTGGAACAGTTTATAGAGGTGTTGCCAATGCGGCACTAAACTTAATTAACTCTGCAGGAGTTGAGAAAAGTGCGGCACAGTTTTTACCTGCAGATGCATCAGGAACAACTACAGGAACATTAACAGTTAGTAACACAGGTGGAGTAACAATTGGTACTGCACAGAACAACATTCAAAAGATTGTAGGAACTAGTTTTGTTAGTGAAAACCAATTATCAAATCATGATTGGAAAGTTAGAGTAAGAAAAACTACAGGATACGTAGATGCTATTGTTGTTGATACAGATGTTTCTTACGTAGGTATTTTTAAAAGCACACCGACAGCAACTTTACACGTAGGTGGAGATGCAACTATTGATGGTAACCTAGTAGTAAAAGGATCAACATTTAACGTAGATGTTGGCAACTTAAGAGTTGAAGATAAACAAATAGAACTTGCAATACAATCAGATAGTTCAGTAGGTAATAATGCCGCAGTAGATCTTGGTGGTATTGTTCTTAAATCTTCAGACAATGATAAAGAATTTATATGGCGTAACTCAACAAATGCATGGACATCAAGTGTAAACGTTGACCTTGCACCAACTATGGGATATTACGTTGATGGATCAGAAGTATTAAACAAAACTTCAATAGGATCAACTGTAACATCAGCAACAGGATTAACACAGGTTGGTACATTAACTAGTTTAGCAGTTGACAATATTACACTTAATAACTATGCAATTGGCACATCAGGTGGTGGATTGCAGTTAACAAGTGATGGTTCAATTACTATTACTAATAATCAGAAGATTACAGGATTAGCAGAACCAACAACAAACACTGATGCGGCAACTAAATTTTACGTAGACGATTCAATTGATAATGAACCAGTAATTGTTCCATTGGATATTACAGGATTAAGTAATGCCAATATTGCAACAATTATTGAGGACATTTATCCGGCGGCAACTAAGAAAACGGGTTCATATGCTTATGTACCAACAAGCACATTAACTGGTGCTACTGTTAGTGGAATTGACATAAACTCCGTAGCAAACAAATCTTTTATAGCTGTTGATGCCAATGGTGTACAAAACCAGAGTGTAATACAGGATATTGCATTTAACAATGCATCAGGAACTGTTAGTTCTTCTGTTGCTAGGGGCCTAAAAAGGTTCAAAGTACAGGCTGGAGCATGGGTATTTGATACAGATCTAGGTAGCAGTGGCGGGCTATGGTAAAAGATAAATAACATTATAGGGGTTAATAACAATGGCATATACTATAGATAGATACAGCGGAGTAACTTTAACAAATGTTGAAGATGGTACCGTTGACCAAACTACCGATATCAAGCTAGTAGGTAAAAACTATGCTGGTTACGGTGAAATACAAAATGAGAATTTTTTACATCTGCTAGAAAACTTTAGCGGAACTTCACAACCACCTAAAGCTATTTCAGGGCAAATTTGGTTTGATGCTACAGCATCTAAACTTAAATTTTATGATGGTTCTAAATTTAGAACTACAGGTGGAGCAGAAGTAAGTGCAACACAACCGGCTGGTTTAGCCACTGGTGATTTATGGTGGGATAGCACAAACGAACAATTATACGCATACAACGGAACAGGTTACGTATTGATTGGACCACAAGGTTCAGGAACTACTGTAACACAGATGAAAACCGTTACAATACGTGATACAACTAGTGTAAACAGAGTAGTCATTCAAGCCATTGTTAATGATGAAGTAATTTATATTATTAGTGCAGTATCATTTACTATTGATTCAACAGATCCAAGTAATGCAGTTACAGGATTTGACGTAATTAAAAAAGGATTAACCCTAAGAAATACACAAAACGCAACAGGCGGTGTAACAAGTTCAACTGATTACTACTGGGGTACAGCAAGTAACTCATTGAAACTTGGTGGATATAGTGCTTCAGACTTTGCATTAGCAGGATCTGGATCATTTACTTCACTTGTTAGCTTTGCAGATGCAGGTATTTCAATAGGTAATTCAAACGATCTTAAGATTTATATTGAAAATGATAACGAAGGTGTTATTTCAAATGAAGTTGGTACAAAAATTGAATTTAAAGTAGACGATTCAGTAGGTACTAACACTCACGCACTTACTATTGAGTCAACAGG